TTTGTAATGCGCCCAGAACCCCGGCGCCCTGCAAGATCAATGCCTGCAGACATACAACTCTTTGCGGAGTTGCCAACCGGCAACGTGAGGTCAGGCTGGGCAGGCCTGAACCTCGTCATCCACCTCGATTCGATGGATTCTGACGTTGAACATGGGATCATTGACCCAATCGTGCGAGACCGCAATATCAGTGAACGTTCTGGGGAAGTCCAGCGACAGCGCCTCGATCGCGAGATAGTCTCCGGGTTCCAAGACACCAAACAGTATGGTGTTCTCTTCCTCCTCGACCACCAGGTCAATGTTGGATTTGAAAGTGTCACGTTCCATATCCCTATGGAAACGCCCCAGCACAGGATGACGGGCCCGATACGTTGTCTCAGGCCGCTGAACTGCCGTCAGACGGAACTCAAACCGCAACATCTTGTCAGACATCAAACGGTAGGTCCGCCCGTTACTAGTCACCAACCCGCCCTTCGACAGATCCAGTTTAGTCTGGAGAGTCTTGAACTTGCTGGCGAGCTTCACAGGGATCAGCTCACGGGACGGCTCCGGTTCGAAGCCGCCGTCATTTGGTGCACCGGACAGCCAGGGGGCTGTGACCGGTTGGGGAGCCTCTTTGAGAGAGGCACTGAGGTGTTGTTCCTCCAAGGGTAGTGCTGAGACGACACCATACGGTGAGTCATCAAAGATCGCCCTTGCAAGCAACCGCTGGGTAGCGGTCACCTTGAACTTGAAACCTTCAGGTTGTGTGACACCCATGCCACCAAGACTGATTGGTAGGAACAAATTACGGCCCCGGCACTCGGCCTTTATCTCAGTACTGAACCTCGTCAGATATTGAGCCATAACGTCCTTACCCTTCCCAGGTAGGGCTCCATCAATGATACGGTTAATCACGGTGACATAAGACTTTTCATCCTCGTCTAAACCGATGACATCATCGCCGTGACCCCCCATCACCTTGTTCTGTCCGAAGAACAGTCCAACATTCAGAAACGGAATGTATTTAGGTGTCGAGGAGTGGCGCATAACCGTCCACCAGGAAGTTCCCGCAGGGCGGGACCTCCCCTTTCGGAGATCAGTATCTTCAAAGCGCTCAGCATACAGGAACCTGCTGAGGTCGAAGTGGTAGCATGCCGAATTGGCATTGGCATAAACAGGATGGTGGTAGGCTTTACCAGGACTCATTGAAAGCCCCACGGCAGCACCTAGCTCCACGTGTTGTCTCCATAGGGATTGAGGCGCAACGTACAACATGTCGTCGCCGTTCACCAGAACTCCCTTCAGCTTATCCGCAAGAGGTCGCGGGTCCTCATGAATAACACTTAGGTAAAGACCAAGGTTAGCTAGACAGAGGATTGGGAACGACAAAATCGAACCCATTAGCTGCCCATTTCGTTGTTGCACCGGTTGCACATCATCCGAAAATGGAAATGGATACTCGCACATATGGGGTGCGAGCACGGACCGCCACATGTTGCACATGGCGGGATCCTGTCCCTCAATCAGGTAGTTGAGGATGGAGGCGGACAGCCTCGCAGACAATTTGTCTGTCGCCGCGGAGTAGTCAATGCTGAACCACTCAAGCGGCCCGTCACCAGTGAGGACTGGGTTGACGGCCAAGTCATAGAGATCTGTTGTCTGGAGCGGAGCCCCAATCAGACGGAAACAGTCCATCTCGCGCAGAACACCATGCAAAGCTTTTTGGAGCCTTTTTGAAGCATAGTATGGTGCGGCATTCCCTTT